GTGACAGGAATACCTACACAGACTCCTCCAATGTACACAGATGATTATTTCACCAGAGTACAGCAAAACTATAACAGACTTCTTCCCGCAGTCCCTCGTGATGTCGCCTCGCCATTACGTGACTGGTACACTTCACAATACGGAGCTTAAATGGCAAGCACAATCATTACAAAGAATAGCAGTACAGCCTCAGCAATCCCAGCTGTAGGTGACTTAACTAAGGGTGAGTTAGCTGTTAACGTTACCGATAAGAAAGTCTATACCAAGGATAACAGTGCAGCTATTGTTAAAATTGTAGGCTCCTTAGGTAATCAAGAAGCTAACGCTGTAGCCATCACAGGTGGTTCTATTGCTGGTATTACAGACTTGGCGGTTGCTGATGGAGGTACTGGTGCTTCTACTGCGTCTGATGCTAGAACTAATTTAGGATTAGGTACTATTGCCACACAAGCAGCCTCTAGCGTAACAATTACAGGCGGTTCTGTAACAGGTATCACAGACATCACAGTAGCGGATGGTGGTACTGGAGCTTCTACAGCTGCTAATGCCCGTACTAACTTAGGTGCTGCAGCCAGTGGTGCTAACAGTGATATTACCTCTTTATCAGGTCTCACCACAGCTTTGTCAGTAGCACAAGGTGGTACAGGTATCACTTCATTGGGTACTGGTGTAGCTACATTCTTAGGTACGCCATCATCTGCTAACTTGGCTTCTGCCGTTACAGATGAAACAGGATCAGGTTCTTTGGTGTTTGCCAATAGCCCAACCTTAGTCACTCCTGCTTTAGGCACTCCATCTGCCTTGGTAGGCACAAACATCACAGGCACTGCTTCAGGTCTGACTGCGGGTAACGTCACTACTAACGCCAACTTAACAGGTGCAGTCACTTCTGTTGGCAATGCAACGTCTTTGGGTTCATTTACTTCATCTCAATTAGCGGGTGCTTTGACGGATGAAACTGGTAGCGGTTCAGCAGTATTTGCTACCTCTCCTACTTTAGTAACTCCTATCCTTGGAACACCCACTAGTGCAACTTTAACGAACGCTACGGGCTTGCCTATCAGTACAGGCGTATCAGGTCTGGGTACTGGCGTTGCGACTGCTCTAGCGGTTAATACAGGCTCTGCGGGTGCGCCAGTATTGTTCAATGGTGCATTAGGTACACCCTCTGGTGGAACTTTAACATCAGTAACTGGCTTACCCTTGACAACTGGAGTGACAGGAACACTACCTACTGCCAATGGCGGTACAAACCTAACATCATTCACATCAGGCGGTGTGGTGTACGCATCTAGTTCTAGTGCATTGGCTACTGGGTCTGGGTTAACTTTTAATGGGACTGATTTTGCTGTAGTTAATGGTGACCTAACAATTGGCACAAACGGCAAAAAACTGTTTGTTAATTACATTGCTAATAATAGTGGTACTGATTTATATATTGGTTCATCCAATACGATTTTTACAATGGCAGGCACAGAAGCAATGCGCCTAACGCCTACAAGCCTTTATACGGCTAGTGGAATCAATGTAGGGTTTGGTACTAGCAATCCACAAGAAAAACTTGTTGTGTCTAACGGATGTTTGCAAGTTAGCGGTAGTCTTACGTCATTAAATAGACCTGCATCTTCAGTGATGGATTTTCTAAGCGGAGTAACACGCTTTTTTAGTATTGGTGCAAACTCATCCACTTATGGCGGTTTTAGTTTTAGAAATGCAACAACTACTACTAACACTGAAGTTTTGGCTATCGACAGCGCAGGCAATCTAGGCTTGGGAGTTACTCCGAGTGCTTGGACTAGTAATAGATTGGCTTATCAAAATAGTAGTTCGGCATTTTGGACAGTTCCAAGCGTCCCAGACCTTTGTTTCCTTTCTGCAAATTTCTTTGATGACGGAGCGGATAAATATATTGCAAATGGATATGCTTCTTATTATCGACAAGGAAGTGGCGCACACTCTTGGCATACCGCACCAAATAACACATCAGGTGCAGGTGCTTCCGCTGCATTGACCCAAGCAATGACTCTTAATGCGTCTGGTGATTTGCTTGTGGGGACTACGAGTACAACTTATGGCGCAGCAGGTCGAGGTGTAATTGAGGTTAATGGTGGTTCTACTTCAATAATGGCTTTAAAAGTCAACAATTCAGGCGCAGGATACCTTTATCACGATGGCTTGATATTAAGTGTTACTAATGTTTTAAATGGCCCATTGCTTTTTGGAAATAACTCTACAGAAAGAGCAAGAATTGATACTTCAGGCAATTTGCTTTTGGGAATTACAGCTACTAGCTCGTATGCAGATGGAAAAATTGTTACAGATACATCTGGGACTGGTGCTTCATTTAAAACATCTACAGTAGGTGCGGCTTGTTTAATTGGTTGGAATTCTGCAACATCTGGTGATAATGTATTTAGTATTTTTGTTACAGAAACTTCACCTACTGTTAGAGGAAGCATCACATACAACCGAACAGGTGGTTTAACTGTTTACAACACTACATCTGATTACAGAGCAAAAGACATTATTGGCCCTGTAACCAATAGCGGTTCATTGATTGATTCTGTGCCTGTTTACATGGGCAAGATGAAATGGGCAGAACAAGAACGCCCAATGTTCATTGCTCACGAAGTTCCCGCATACGCACACACTGGTGAAAAAGACGCAGTAGATGCAGATGGAAACCCTGTCTATCAACAAATGGATGCTTCTGCCCTTATCCCTGTAATGTGGGCTGAAATTCAATCACTACGTCAGCGTCTTTCTGCCGCTAATCTTTAAAAGGAAAATATCATGACTACTACTTGGAAAATTACCCAGACAGACTATCTCACAGCAGATGGTTTCATAAATTGTGCGCACTGGACTTGCACTGCGGTTGATGGAGACTACACGGCTTCTATCTACTCCACAGCATCTTGGCAAGCAGGAACACCTACAATCCCTTATGCGTCTGTCACTATGGCTGAAGTATTAGATTGGGTATGGGAATCGGTTGATAAACAAGCCACAGAAGATGCTCTGGCGGCTAATATTGCTTTGCAAAAGAATCCTGTAACTGCTACTGGCACACCTTGGACATCTGCTGAGTAATCAACATGGTAGACGAGCCAGTCACTCACGAACACATCTATGAGCGTTTACTGGCTGTAGAGGCTAAGGTAGACAACATAGAGAAGAATACACAAGATGTAATCAAAGCCTTTAACGCTGCCTCAGGTGCTTTCCTAGTACTTGAGTGGATCGCTAAAGCTGTGAAGCCTATCATTATCATAGGTGCTTTCTTCGGGGCTATTTGGTTAGCTATTGACAATAGATTTAATGGAGTTAAGTAATATGAATATGCCTATGCGTGGTCAACGTACTGCTAAGAATAAGATGAAGAAGGTTATGGGTGAGTACAAAGAAGGTACTCTCCACAGTGGTAAGGGTGGCCCTGTGGTGAAGTCCAAAACTCAAGCAGTTGCGATTGCCCTGAGTGAAGCTGATAGAGCTAAGAGAAAAACTGGTAGAAATAAGAAGTAAAGGACATATAAATGGCTACGTATTTAGACGTTGTGAACAATGTGCTCAGACGCTTGCGTGAGCCTACTGTTACTGCTGTAAATGATACTGATTATTCTAGGCTTGTAGGTATCTGGATTAATGACTCTAAGCGTGAGATTGAAGATTCCCATGACTGGAATGCTTTAAGCAATACCATTGTAGTTACCACAGTAGCTAATACTCGTAACTATACTCTCACAGGTTCAGGTCAAAGATTCACCACCAGTGATGTACTTAACGACACTGATGACTTCTCAATGCGACCAGTTAATCGTGACTGGCTTAACCGTATGTACTACTTAGGTACATCAACACCAGCATCACCAACATACTATGCTTATAATGGTGTAGACAGTAGTGGTGATACTAAGGTAGATTTATATCCTAAGCCTGACGGTGTGTATTCATTGAGGTTTGAGCTGACTATCCCTACAGTGGATCTAGTGAATGACTCAGATACTCTCTTGATACCCTCTCACTTGCCTCCTCTGTTGGCATACTCTAAAGCTATTGCTGAGCGAGGTGAAGACTCAGGTGTAACATCATCTGAAGCTTACCTGATGTACAGATTAGCCTTGTCAGATGCTATTGCCTTGGAGAGAAATCGTTATGAAGACTCAGTAGTTTGGAGTGCTGTGTAAATGGCTGAACAACTGCTAACAACAACAGTTCAAGCTCCCGGCTTCATGGGACTGAACTTGCAAGACTCATCTGTCAATCTAGACAATGGGTTTGCAACTGTTGCTCAGAACTGTGTCATTGACAGGTTCGGACGTATTGGTGCTAGGAAGGGATGGTCAGCAGCTCACTCTTCCTTAGCAGCTTTAACAGGTTACTATGTAAAAGCTATTGGTGAGTTAATTGATAATGCTGGTAACTCTTACATTGTAGCTACAGGTAACAATAAACTATTTAAGTTAGTAGGTACAACACTATCTGAGTTAACCTACGGAGGTGGTGGTACAGCTCCTACAATTACAGCTGACCACTGGCAGATGGCTCCGTTGAATGGATGCTTATACCTGTACCAAGCTGGACATGATCCTCTGGTGTTTGACCCTGCAACTAGCTCAACTACTTATAAGCGTATCTCTGAGAAGACTGGTTATGTAGCTACAGTATCTAGTAATAACTGTGTTATCAGTGCCTATGGTCGTACATGGAGTGCTAATAACAGTACCAATAAGAGTATTGTACAGTTCTCAGACCTCTTAGCAGGTCATGTATTAAGTACAGGTACAGCTGGTACATTAGATGTATCTCAGGTGTGGCCCGCAGG